CACGTTCCATGCTAAAAGCAAAATAACATATTTGCAATTTTCAAACAATTCATTTATAATTATTGTAACAATTTAAAAAGTGGGGGGCGAGATATGGCTGAGTATGTGACACAGCAAGAATGCGAAGATAGACGAAATGATTTTAGAGAGGAATTAGGCGGTCAGAATTTAAGGCTAACCATTTTGGAAACGAATATGCACACTATTTCCATTATGTCAAAACTAATATTGGGTTCGATTCTTTCAACGTCAGGCGTTATATTTGCCACTCTTTTAGTGAAATAAATAAGGCACAAGGTGCAGAAAATGAATTGTAAAGAGATTGCTGAAAATTACGCATACGCAGCAGAACTTGTCAAAATTCAAGAACGTGGAAAGACCAGGTTGTTTGTTATTATTTGCATTTTGGGGTTGGCGTTAATACTAGAATCGACATATATTATATACGATCGGAAAAAAGATTCTGAACTTGAAATTGAAACAATAGATGACAATCAAAGCGCGCGCGCGGAAAAAGATAGATATTCATCACAATTTGACATTTTGTCGGAATGGGGTTACAATTTAGTTGGCTGATTTCATTCTCATTTTTTCTTCTTTCAATCCAGGGAAGCACTCATATAATGTGGGTGCTTTTTTGTTGCGAAAAAATATAATAAAAATACAATTTATTTTAATATTGCTATTGCAAACTCAGTAACTTCTGCTGCTTATTATGTAGGTTTAGCTTATGTAGAAAGTATAGAAATTAATGCACCAATGGAAGATGTAGTATCTTATAATGCTACATTTACAGGAACTTATACAATAACAGATTAATTAACTTTTAAATAAAAATAACATGGCAATTTACAACGGTACTCTACAATTGATTAACATCGGTGGCGAGGCATTAACTCAATTAACAAGCTGCACAATGTCAATGAATGCAGACTTATTCGAAACTACTACTAAATTTAGTGATGGTTGGAAAGAAGTACAAGCAGGATTAAAAGATGTTACTTATTCAGCAGAAGGTCTTGCAGACTTTTCGGATGCAGGTAAGTACGATTTAACTCAACTATTTAACGCTTACACAGGTAGAACTTTGTTAGCAGTTACCTTTACTGGTGGTGGTGTTACATTTACTCAAAGTGCTTATATTTCTTCTTTAGAAGTTTCTGCACCAATGGAAGATGTTGCTACTTACACTTTAGAGTTAACAGGTACAGGCGAATTGTCTATCTAATACCAAACAAACACAACTATGACAGGAATAATAGAAGTTACTCTCAACGGAGAAGTAAAGCAATTGAAATTTGGTAATTACTCTTTAGAGCAATATACTAAGATTACAGGTGCTGAAATAGGTACAGTCAAAGAAATCACAGAAGATTATACTCAGTTAGATATGATAGCTGATATAGTTTACTGTGGTTTGTTTGGTTCTTACCGAGCAAATAAAAAGGTAGTAGATTTTACTATTGCTGATGTTCAGTCTTGGGTAGATAGTATTAACTATGTAGACCAATTAAAAGTTATTAGAGAGTTTATGGCTTGCATAGTAGTAATGACCGAGCAAATGGTAGATGCTATGAAAGCAATGAGCGCAGAAGAGTCTAATGGCGAAAAAAAAAAATAACTTGGGAGAACCTATTAGATAACGCGGTTATTAATTTAGGTTTAAAACCAAGTGAATTTTGGGAAATGACTTTTATGGATTATTTGAGGTATGTTATACATATTTCAACTAAAGAAGCTAACGAGTGGGATAGGACCAGAGTGTTAATGAGTTACATTCTAAACACTCAAGTAGAGAAGAAAAACCAAAAGAAACCAAGAGAAATTATTCCATTGTGGACTGATAAGTATAGGATTCTTCAAAAGAAACCAGCAAAACTACCAACTAAAGAAGAAAAGGAAGAATTACTTAAAATGGTAAACAATGGCAGCTAATGAAGAAATAGTAGTCCAACTACGAGCAGAGATACAAGGTTTTAAAACACAACTGCAACAGGCTACTGATGCAATAACTAAGTTTGGTCAAGATAGTGCAGAAAAATTAAAGTCAACTGCAAATCCTATGTCTCAAATGATGGGAGGGATTCAAAACCTTATTGGTGGGTATATAGGTCTTCAAGCAGCAGTTAAATTAGTTGGTAAGGCTTTTGATGCTTCATTAAAATTAGATGCCTTTAATGCTGCAATGACTAATGTACTTGGTACAACAGAAGCAGCAGAAGATCAATTCAAAAAACTTACAGAATTAGCAGATAGATTAGGTTTAGACTTATTAGGTTTAACCGATTCTTATAAATCTTTTGCAGGTGCTACCATTACTGCTGGATTATCTCAAGCACAAACAAACGCTATCTTTAATGCTTTTTCTACTGCTGGTGCAGCAATGAAATTAAGTACCGATGACATTAACGGTGCATTAAGAGCGGTAAGTCAAATGTTCTCAAAAGGAACTGTATCGGCTGAAGAATTAAGAGGTCAATTAGGAGAAAGGTTACCAGGAGCATTTGCTTATGCTGCTAAAGTAAGTGGTTATACTACCGAAGAATTTGGTAAGTTAATGGCACAAGGTAAGATTTTAGCTTCTGATGTAGTACCTAAAATGGCTGCTGGTTATGAAACTTTATACGGTAGCGATCCAGCTGCAAAGACAGACAACTTACAGGCTTCATTAAATAGACTAAATAATACTTTTACCCTTGCAGTAAAAGAAGGTAATGTAGGTAAATTCTTTAAAACTTTTGTTGACGGTGCTAACCAAGCACTTAAAATACTTGAAAGTAAATCTTTTAAAGAGTTTGCTACAAAATTCGGTGCAGGATTACAATCTATAAATCCTCTTGCTCTTCAAGCTACTAACGATATTTACGATATAGTTAAGGCTTTAAATACTTTAGGCGATGCTAAACAATTAGCAGACGGTACTTTTAAATTTACTTTCACTGCTACTGATTTAAACAAATCTTATAGCCAACAGATTGACTTAGTTAAAAAGATAGCTGGCGAAGTAAAAAACAAAGCGGTATTTGATAAGTTAAGCACTGCTGAACAAGCTAAAAAAGTATTCCAATTAGAAAGAGAAAGACAATTAATGACCGAATTAGGTATCATTAATAAAAATAAAAAATCTTCTCCTTTAGATTTAGAAACTATTGGTGGTCTTACTGAGAAATTAAAGCAATTAAAAGAACAGTCACAGACATTAAAAGGTCAACAATTAATTACTAAGCAAACAGAAATAGAAAAAACTACTAAAGATTTAAAAGATTTAGAGTTTTACGCTAAAAGTATAAATAAAAATTCATCGGCTGGATTAGATTATGCTATTGCTCAACTTAATGAAGAGGCTGCTAAACTACCTGCTACAAGTAAAAGATTAGCAGAAATAGGAATAGAATTAGCTAAGTTAGCTGGTAAAAAAGATGCAATAACTCAAGCATTAACACCGCCTCCAGTTGGTGTATACAATCAAATACAAGCTGAACTTGCTAAGTTAGAAGAATGGCAAAAAAGAGCCACTAATAGAAAAGATTGGTACGCTTTACAAGAAGCTATTGACTCAACTAATAAAGAACTTAAAGATCTTACTAAAATTCCTTTAGTTGGTGCTTTTAATATATTAGAAGCTAAACTTTCTGAGTTACAAGATGCACAAAAGAAGGCAACTGATAAAACAGGTTGGGATGCTTTACAAAAACAAATAAATGCAGTAGAACAAGAAATTGAAAACCTTACTGTTACTACATACACAAACGCTGAAGCATTTAAATCTATTTGGCAAAACGCTTTTGCAGGCTTTGTACAAGGTACACAAGGTGCTTTTGAACAAGCATTATTTTCGGGTAAAAACTTTACTCAAAACTTTAAAGAAGCATTCTTACAAATGATTAAAGCAATGATTGCTAAATTAGCTGCTGCACTTGTTATGGCTTTATTATTATCGGTTGTATTGGGTGGTTTAGGCTTAGGTTCTATTGGTGCAGGTGCTAAGATTTTAGGAATGAGCGGTGTTACTAACTTTGGTACATTATTAGGTTCTACCTTGGGTGGGAATATAGGTGGTAGAGTAGCTATGCCTTCTGGAGGTGTTACTAACTCTGGTCAAGTAGCATTTGAGATTCAAGGCGATAAATTAGTAGGAGTGTTACAAAATTACAACGGAAGACTAAACAGACTGGTATAATGGTTTACAATTATAAATACAAATTAGAGTGGGTAGGATTAAAGAACGCTAATTCCGATGAATATTACTATCGATTAGAGTTTTACAAGAAAGAGGCTGATCCTTTTACTTACGAGCCTTATCCTTTGACTGCTTCTAATAAACCATTCACTTTAAATTACAAAGCAAAGTCTGATTATGTATTCGAGCCGTTTAGAGCTTCGTCTGCTGAGATAAATTTATTCTTTAATACTGATTCAGTTGTACAACCAGAAGATTTTTATTCGGATACCGATAATACTTCTTGGAAAGTAGTTTTAAAATTAGTAGAAGGTGCTACAGAGACTGACTTATGGAGTGGTTTTGTTTTAAACTCAGATATTCAATATGATTGGCAAGACCAGTATTATCTTCGCTTAACTGCTTCAGACTTTTTAGGTATTTTA